ACATATGGTTGTTTTGGATTTAATTCACATAAAGCTTTGGCGTGCTGAACCATGCGCCGTCTGTTAATTTTTCTATCAATAGCGCCTTTGTGCCATATATCATAACTTTTTTTCATTTGAAAAAATTCTTCATATTCTGGTGTATCATATTTAAACGGGTTTTCTGTCGCTAATTGCATCCAGCATGCTGCATATTGTTCTAGTGAACTAATATCGTCATTAGCATAAGCCTGTTTCATTCCTTTGAAATGATTATACATTTGATTGTTTACACTCATTGGGTTCATCTCCTTACAATGGTAGTCCTTCAGCCCAGCTAAAGTCGCCAAGCTGCTTCTTAAGTGCTGTCTTGGCTGTATCCTTATTCTTTGTTTCAACAACTTTAATTTGCCCTATAAGTCCCATAACTCCTGTATCAGGTTTTCCACCATTCTTGAGTAACGGGTTAGAAGCTTGAATAAGTTTTGCAGCATCTTTAGCGAACGAATTACCATAAAGGTTTGAAATTGATTCATAGCTAATGCGTTTACCCAATGCTGCTAGTACAGATTGAAACCATATATAACTCATATTGTTTATTTTTTCTTCGTTGACTTCGCCCAGGTGAGCAGCAACGGCAGCAGCCGCTTCGTCCAAGTCTAACGCTTCGCCTGGGCTTCCTTGTTTTTTCTTGCCACTTCTTCCTTCTCGTCGATATGATTGATCCTACCGAAAATCTTAACGATACGATCAATCGTATCGGCGTCAAGGTCATCATACACATCCCTGACAAAAGCAGAATCGTCAAACGTTGCAACAAGAAAATCATATAATAATTGGTCTGCGTCACGTTTCTCATCAAGAACTCCTTTGCCATAAGTTAACAATTCATGCAAGGGAACAACTTTGATAATTCCGTACGCAGACGCAGCTTTATTTCGAAAATATTTTAATTTGGTTGGTTTAATCTCAATTTTTTTACCACCAACCATAACACAGTTTTCTTCTAACAAATCAGAAGGTTTTTCCTCTTTACTTGGCGAAGCCTCTGGGGTCTCCTCGATCTTTGGAGTTTCGTTAGGCGTAGCGTCAAGTTTTGGAGACTCGTTTGGTTGTTCAGATTTTAACACCATTTCTGTTGGTGTATCTTTAACATTCTGTTGTTCAACAGGAAGCTCTTTTCCTGCTGATTCCTTTGGAAGTTTATTCATTTAACCTTTCTCCCTTCAAAATAAAAAAGGGGAATACTGTTTGTTACAGTATTCCCCCCAGATCATCCTACTGCAACCTTATTCAACCTTAAGTAAGATAACGATTAGGCGCTCTTGATGTAAGCAATGCTGTAGCAAGCCTGATCTTCGCGCTTAGCATCCATAGCAGCAACCGTGAACTGGAATGTGTTCGCAGTCTTGTAGGACGCATCAAAACCGGGCTGCGCAGTCACGCGGCACTTGTACACACGTACATACACATGACCGATGATGGAGCTGTCAGTGCAGTCATCGCCATTGCCATACACGGGATAAACCATGATGGCTTCGCCCATAGCGGAGCTCTGGTTGGTGATGTTAGCTTCCTGAGCAGTTTTCTTGTAGAAGTAGTTAACTTCAACCTTGCCACCCTCAACGTCAGACACAGAAGAGAAAGTGATCTTCGCATTCGCGGTTTTTGTGCTGCCGGAATAAGTAGCGGCAGTAACCTTGAACGTACCAGCAGTAGGAGACTGAGCAGTCTCTTCCATGCCAGCGATAGACACTGAACCACTCACCGGATCTTCGAGCAGTTCAACTTCAGCAGAACCATCCAGCTCCAATATTTCCGTCTTCGGAACTTCATAATTCGCATTAGCTTCGAACTGAGTAGCGTTCGTCATAACGAACAGATCAGCCTCAAACTTACCGGAAGTAATCTGCATTTCGAAGGTTGACTGACCCGGCAGATAAGCAACGGGGAACAGAGACCAACCAGCGTTAATTTCGGTATAGTTAACTTGAGGCGAAACAGACGCCTGTGTGAGTTCATCAAAATAGAACACACGACCGTCGCAGCGCTTGAACCACATGCGCGGAACGTCTGCAATATAGCCCTGAAATTCAGGAATATAAGTAGCAGGCATAGTACATAACCTCACTTTTGTTTATTTATAACTGTATGTTCGAACTCTTCCCCAAGCTTAAACATACAAGTTATATCGAGTAAAATTGAGACAGTATTTATAAAAGCCGCCCTTATCTCAGGCGGCAAAGATCAATAAACTTTCATATAGTAAAACGCTATTGTTTTTCTGGCGTAACCGACAGTTCGTGTGCCTAAATCCCAGTCACCAGCTATCCAGAAACGATAACCTGTTTCTGCTATATAGCGTTCTTTCGTTAGTAAATAATTAAGACGCTCTGCAATTAAATCGGCTCTGGAGATCAATCTGTCATCGCCGATATTGTGTAGCTTTTCTTGTTTCACATAAATATCAAAAGACATCATATTTTTCCGAACATTTGGAACTTCTGTGTCATGCCCTTGGACATCCGCATAGACAATTCTGCAAACTTCATCTGTTAATAATTTATTAGAATACCCTGCTCGAATAAAGTATCTATCTGTAAACTGAAGTATGCTTGTCTTAGAAGGTATATCCATAAGCTTTTTCAGAAGTTCGTCTTTCCATATAACTTCGCGGATTACAGTATTCCATGCTTTAATCCATCCAAGCATTATGATCCACCTCCTGCCAAATTTAATAGATGCGGCTGCATATAAACAACAACAGCTTGAGCAATTTCTGTGTTTGCAGCGTTTGCTGCATCGCTAACAATGTCACGCCCAATATTCACAGCCATCGTTCCAATTTCGCCTATTACGTCTTGCCCTGTTTTTGAAAAACTTTCTATAGGTTCTCCTTGAAACGGAATCGGAACATCACTAACATATGACGTACCGTCTGGGTTAGTTGCTATTCCACCATTTCCTCCAGAGAGAGGTGCTGGCATACCATTTTGAATGATGTCGAGATATGGACTTGTTCCAAAAGTTATATTAAAGTCAATTGATGAACCACCAGAAACAATTTCAACATTTATAGAATCAGCAATAGCAGATAATTCAGCTGTCTCTTTTTCATTCATGCCAAATTCTTGTGCTGCTACAAGGAATCTTGACTTTGCAAATTCAATTAATGTTGTTTTATATGATTCAACATATGGTAGAATAATAGACATAATATCAATATCCATGTATTCCACCCGGTTTCTTTCTGGCGTGAAGTTTTAATGTTCCATACTGTCCACCAATATTAATGCCAACTCTATTAATATCAACGACATAATAGGTTTCGTCACCCCATTCAAACTCGTCATCGATATGAATGTTTTTTGTCTTATCGTTGAACTGAACTGTAAATATTGTAAGAGCATTAACAGTTTGACCCGGTGTACCAGATACAGTCACATCTTCTGGTCTTCCGTCATATCTATACATATTACATGGAATTGATGGGACTATATCAACATAACCATCTTCTGATCCGTTGACAACATAGCCCATATCATCAACTTCCGCATGTTGGAACCGTTTGATATTAAGAATCATATTACATCGTAACGCTCGAGTAGGAGCATTGTTTGGTTGCAAATGAACTTCCCAGTCAAGAAGATAAATAGTCCCATCTGGTTCAACAATCATGTCGCCCTTTCTTATACCGCTTGTAACAGAACATCTTAAGTTCATATTGTTGTCAGTATTTTCATAACGGCTTTTTGTTGAATCAGGATATATTTCTCCACGAATATATTGAGGTATATATGTTTCATCTTCTCTGTCATACCAACAATGAAGAAGTTCAAAATCCATATTCGTATTAGGAATATCTCTGTTTAAAAAAGCATCAAAGTCTGCGGCAAGTGTCCTCGGGACCCTAAACCGCTTGGATGTACCTTGCGGTACGTAGGGGATAGACATACTGCCACCTTCCTTTACTTCAATGTTTTAGCAAGGAATTCACTAAAAGGCATGGTTGAAGCTTTAATTCCTTTATAAGAAAGATTCTGCGGCAAACGTTTAATAGAGTTTGCCTGATCCAACAGTTTATGCCGAATCTTTGTGAATCTGTCTTTATATTCTGGAGCCCACTCGTCTTTCTGTTTATTCCCCGAAAAAGAATAAAATGCATCTTCGATGTCCATTAAGATGCGTTTCAATTCAAGGCTTAACATCTCTGTGTAGTCAATAAAGTTATATTCCTTCTCAACTACGGTTTCGAGATTCTTATTCTTATATTCGATTTTCACTTTAAAATCACTCATTTTCCTTCACCCTTCATGAGCCATCATTTTATGGAAAACACGAATCCGCTCATTTTCAAGATCATCAATTTCCTGTTGAATAGATTTATATCCTTCCTTGGCGCCCGTCACAGACAAAGCATCAGTTGTATAACTAACTGCTCCATCTCCAGCGACATCTGTATAAACCTTACGCTTAAACGCAAGCTTGCAAAGAATATGGATATACTCTTCTTGTAAAATGTTGAAATCATGATCATAACAAAAATGATCGTATTCATTCATTATAAACAAAGTTCGGTCGTATTCGTCAGGGTGGTTGACGTCAACGTAGAACTTCTTGATAGCCTGTATTACAAGTTTGACGTAGTCATCTTTGTACACAGGAAGCGGTGTGCTTTGCCACGCGGTTTCCTCTTGAAGTTCTAATGCCATTTCATCAATGTCAAACACTTCAACCGCCCCTTTCTGAATTACTCTTCGTCTTCTTCGAGCATGTCCTTCTGAGGCATCTTAGCCTGCAGAATCTTCAGCTTACTCGCAGGAAGATCCATAGATTTAGCAACGACAAAAATAGCGTGCAGTTCTTCTGGACTGTCGATCTTCTTCAGCCAAGCTTCAACAGCTTTAATGGGCTTCTTGAGTTCAGCAATAATCTCTTCATCGTTTAGGTGAGGAGTTGTATACTCATCCTTATAGCCGCCAAGATCTTCCAGATCTACATCTTTATTGTTGTCGTCAACGGCAACCAGCATTTTCGCTGAGAACGGTTTTCTCTGCGCGTTGCCTTCGATGAATAAAATGTCGTTCACAGACAGCATAATAAAACTGCCTGCTTTAATATTGGGCTGTTGCCCGGACATAAGCGTTACGCCGATATCATATTTGCATCTATTGTAAACGCGGAATTTCTTATCGCCATCCATAATCCTTCATACCTTTCTTTAAGAATAGGGACGGCGGCGCAAAACCGCCGTCCCGTTTGATTAGCCAATATAGTGAGCGCCACTGGTCGGCAGTTTGCCAACAATGAACGCCACACCAAACCACTGGTCGAGCAGGATTTCATAAGTCCTGTCGTCAATGTTCTGAGAAGCCATAGAGTTCACGGGACCTTCGTTAACGATCTTCAGGTTCCGCATTTCCGCACTCTGACCACCGGGGATGATGTAGATCCAGTTGGTAGCCAGGATCGGAGTGGTGCTGCCTTCTTCGTAGGCGTTGGTCATAGCAACAACGTCACAGCCCTTATAACGACCGATGAAGCCGTTGTTGTTGTTCTCTTCAATCATGTTACCGGAGAACTGCACACCAGTAGAGCTAACAGCCATACCGGTATGACCAGCAAGCTGACCAACAGCAGCCAGATCGCCCAGCAGGGTCACGGGACCCAGGCGACGGAAGTAGTTGATCTGAGCGTCGAGCGTGGCAGGATTGAAAGTACCGGAAGATGTCGCATAGAAAGGAGTGCTGAAATTGTCGATAGAGTCATGCAGCACGCTTTCAACCATAGCGATCTTCTTGTTGGTGATAGCAACGTTCGCCTGACGAATCAGCTCAGACATCTGCACACGACCAGTGCGCAGGTCGACGATGTTGATCGCGGGACGGGCAGCGATTTCCTTGGTTTCCACAAGAACCTGGCTGTCAGCAATATAGCTACGCGGAGCGGTAGCGCCCTTCGCCTGCATAACAGCTTTAATGCCGCCAGTGCGGACTTTGAAAGCCGCCTTGTCGCCATAACCAATGTTCTTAATGTCAGCAACCAGATTCAGGAAGTCCAGAGACTTGGACTGCAGTTCGTCAACAGTGTAGGCAACGAGCTGACCAATCTGGTGCATGCTCTGAGGATTGAGATCCTGAGCCAGTTCAGTAACAATCTGAGCCGCCTCTTCAGCTTTGTCAGAATCAACACGCTGGTTGTTGACCTGAGCGGCAAGCACCTTAATGAGCTTGCTGTCACGATTCACGTTAATTTCACTCATGTTCGGCACCTCCATTAACCGATAGTGCCGTCGGTCTTCACGCCGTACTCAGTACCAGCAGCGATAGTCCCGGTCACCTTATCAGTTACAAATTCTTCGCCGACAAGCAGCGGATGAGCCCGCAGTTCGGCACCAGCAGGAGTAGTATAAGTCCGCTTGTCATAAGCGGCATTGTCGTTGATATCGAAGCCGTTCTCAACGAAATAGTAATTCGCGTTCAGCTTCTGCACAACAAAACGATACGCAGTCACACCATCGTAAATGGTTGTAACTTCTTTGCAAAGCAGCTTGGTGGTGGTATCAGCATTAGCAATAAGCTTCAGCTTACCAATATTGGTGCTGGTACCCGGAACCATCAGAATACCGTTTTCAACAGCACTAGATTCGCCGTTCACAAGCTCGCCTTCATAAACATAGCCCTGAAGCTTTGTCATATAGCCAGCCATAGCTATTCAGTCCTTTCATAAAAAGTAAACACACCATCACAGAAGTGTGTATTGCGTCTTGGCGCTATCAGACTCTAAAAGAGAATATTTGCTCTTAGCGTTAATATCGCCCATGAACGGATTAATTTCAGCCGTCATCGTCTGTTTTTCCCTCTGGGTTTTCAGTTCAGCAATTTCGTCCTTCAGACTGTTTACAGTTTCAAGCAGTTCAGCAATCATCTGTTCAGCAGTTTTCTTCTTGGAGTCGTAGCTGTCCTGATCCGTTTCTTCGGGAATGGGATCGGCTGGAGTTTCATCCTCAGCTGTTTCCGTCTTTTCTTCTTCCTCTTTTTCTTCAGAGGCTTCGACAGTTTCAGCAACATGCACACCGTCAACGGATTCAACCAGAGTTCCTTCAACTTCATTCGTGGAGGTCGTCTCAACAACAACTCTCTGGCTCACAGACTTACCTGTTTCAGAATCATAAGCACTTGACTCATGAACTTCAACATGGTTTTCTGTGACATACACGGCGGCGGTTTCGTCCTCAGCCTTTTCTTTCTTCTTGCAGGCTGCGGTTTCTTCTTCTTCCTCGGAAGCGGTTTCTTCAACCTTTTCTTCTTCGGCTTTTTCTTCTTCAGCCAGTTCAGGCTGTGCGGCTTCGGTCTCAACGACTTCAGCCTTGGTTTCGACTTCTGCCATTTCACTTTCACCCTTTCTGGTTTCATCTGCTTTCTGCGCCACTAATTCAAGAGCGACGGCATCTTCGCAGGCGGGATAGGTCACAATGGCTGTGCCTTCCAAATAGTTGTTCTCTGACGCATCGATTAAGATAGTGTCGTCATCAAGTTCTTCATACTCTCCAACGGAAAGCTCAAAAGAAAATTTCAAGGCGCCATCAGCAAATAACTCGGATATTGCTTTGCTAAGCTTCCTGTTTCGTTTGGGAATACGAGCATATCCAACAAGATAAGATTTTTCGCCATTCTTTTGCTTTTCGAACTTGTAGAAACTTCCAATCTGCGTAGAATGGAACTCGCCTGTTCTGACATCATACAGATGACCAAGGCGATTGTAACTTCCATTAGTCAGAGCTTTAATGTCCGCATATAACGGAAGCCCGACATACCGCTTTTCGTTACCTACGATTTCGTCGATGAACGCTTCGGTAACTCTCGCTCCGTTAAGATTAGCCTCGGGAGCTTCGCAGATGCGAGCCTTTACAGTCATAAAGACGTCTGACTGCTGGATTTCGGAGATGACAGAAGCAAATACTAATTTGCTCATAACCATTCTCCCTTTGCTTTGCGTTCAATGGGGGAAGACAAAGAGCGCAAGGCTAATCTATACAAACACCTTTCGGTGGATGTATCTAAAAAATGTGTTCAAACTAATATATAAAGGGGGGGTGAACACGTTTTAGGGTTTCGTCGGATGTGGCTTGTGCGGATTGCCATGTCCAGGGTCGTGATCGCATCCACCGCCATGACCCAGACCGATACCCATATCGCCATGACCAACGCAAGCCGAGGCAACGATATTTTCCGTATAATTGAATTCAACCTTTTCGACTTTTGGTGTAACATACTTCATTTCTTTCACCTCATTTCAAAATGATAGGATATATACACCGACGTCCATATCCTTCTTCCATAAGAATGATGGTGGCGCCGGGTAACGCGCCGTAGCCTTTGCTTTGAGCGTAAGGATCTATACCGCACAGACTCGGCACACGTTCAACGTATATATTAGTAGCTGGCATAATGCCAGAACTAAAAGATTGACTTTTATGCAGATGCCCAACCATGAAAATGTCGATAGGTTTCTGATAAAGATTAATACTGTCTTTAGCTATAGACTCCATATTAACATTTTCACCGTGCATTAATAAAAACTGATATCCGCACACATCAATCACTTGCATCAGCGGGGCGTCATTTTGTGCAATTAATACGCTATTGATACCTTGAAAACGTGCAAATAAGTAGTGCATAATAATACGTTCCATGTTTTCTTCAGGAAACTGTCCTGCTTTTGTTCCGAGCGGACGAATCTCTCCATGGTTTCCACGCACTGCATATACACGAATCGGAATTTCAATAGCATTTTCTAATTCAGCCAACCACACAGCTAGAGTCTCAGACAACATCATAGCGCTTTGTATAACACCGTATTCCAACTTTTGCAATTGACTTGCCCTAAGCATGCCATCAAGCATATCTCCCGCTATCATGATCGTAACTTGATTCGGGCTTTCTTTGTCAACAATATCTACGATTTCACTAAGAAGCATACTCATTCTGTGATTAAATACAGACGAGTCGTATTTGTTTATAGATTCACCATACAAACCTTTAACATCAAAGTCAGCTCCATAGTGAAAATCTCCAATGCCAACAACCAAGTCGCGCTGTTTCAGTTTAGTTCTTCTTACAGTAGGAAAGCTACACACTTTTATTTTCGGAAGCTTCTCTATTGCAGAGTCTATACATTCACAAAGTAGTTCAGTACGAGAAAGCTCGCGTAAGTCTTTGTTGATTTTACGTTGAATGTCATACAATTTCTGGCGTTCTATATAACCTTTGTTGATTTCAGTTTGAACTTTTTCATCAAACCGCATACCAGCGTCACTGGCAAACCGAACGCCAAAAGCTAATTTGCGCAAGTCATCAGAAGTACAATCGAGATTATACTCGTTGACAATATCAACCCATCGTTTATCGTTTTTGCCTTTCCGGCGGTCAAGTATCTCCTGTGTGATATTGCGCATTTCCTGCTGACTTAACTCGTCAAATCTTCGACTCAATATAGGTCACACCCTTCCGTTGATTTATCTCTGACCAACGGTCAGATGTAAAAGAAAACACTCCGGGACTTACGTCAAAGACTGCCCGGAGTTCTATCAGATAGAGCGCGTTGTAACACGCAAATTAAAAATAGGTGGTCGTTTACAAGAGGCGCTGATAGACGTTACATAGATCCTTCGGGATTACTCGGTTTAGGTTGCTTACCCCTTAAAGCACTTTCAGGATCTGAGTTTCTTTCTGTAGTGTCCATTTCTGGACGCCCAACACTATTATTCTCTGGAGTATTATTCTCTGGAGCATAAGAAGAATCTGTTATTTCACGAGGAAGCATAATCTCATCTGTCTTATCCTTCTTTTCTTTCTCTCGATTCTCTCTTTCAACTTCAAGAGAATAACCATGTGTCTGAAGCATATGATCTGTAGAGATAACACCCTTTTCCCAAAGAGCAAGAGCATTTTCGCGTAAAGCCTTCTTGCCTTCGATTGAGAGCGGCTGAAAATGAAACTTAGGAGGCTCTTTTAAGTTATAAGTTCCTGGTATAAATTCTGTTAACCGTTTGTTGATCTTGTTCATCATTTCACAGAACTCATCCCTCATTGAATTGATTCGGGCTTCTGCTGTTTGAGTAGAAACCTGCGCTGTTGAGAATGTAGAACCATCTTCAGAAACACCAGTAACCATAACCTCGCTGATACCTCCGGCAGACAGGATATCCCTGTTTACTCCACGATACTTATCCCATTGGAATAAATCGTCCATGTCAAACTGAACTGTATCAGCTTTAGCCAAATGATTCGTAACAGCCAGGGGAGTACCGCTCATAGCCGCAAGGAATATCTTCCGCACTGCAGAGAGCTGCCCCTGATCTGGAAGAACGTCAGTAATTTTAGAACTTTCACCATACTGAACATGTACAAAACTACGCTTACCAATATTCAGCATAGCATCTTCATAACTGGAGATAAGTTCTTTCTTGGCTAAAGCACGCAGAGCAGGAGCAATAAATGGAATAGCATAGCGTTGCCATGTCGCTTTTGTTCCCTGTAACACAAACGTATTATCGGGATTCAGCTGTGCATATTGCTGTCCTTCTTTAACTGCTTTCTGAATTTCTTCAGGATAACCTTTTAAAATATGTTCCTGTTCACTATCTTTAACATAGGTTTCTTTAATTGAATATGTCTTGTTCCTGATTTCGTTTATAATACTTTGACAATCATAATCGACAATAGGAGTACCGTTGAAAGTAGTATTACCGATTTTCCATTTGTTCGGAGGAAGAGTAATAAGGTCGCCTTTGTAAAGATAGCAACATACGTTGTAGTACTTCCAAGCCTCGGCAAAAATTGCATCAATCTTTTCACGAAGCCTCATACGCTCATACTGCTCTTCATAAAGAGCATAGGTTTTCTGTTTTGCACCAGTCAGATACCATTCTGAACATGTAGAAAATGGAACGAGTACATGGTAGATAATGCCATGTATAATAGGATCAGCGTCAGCATAATAGTCTGCAAGCTGATAAAAACTTTGAATATTTTCCTGCTTGTTACGAAGAATGCTTACGTAATCAAAGCCGGACAAGTCGCCGCTGAAAGTAAAGTTGGAGTTGTCAAAACTTTGAATGGCTATTACATCATTCTTATTGTCTGCGCCAACAACTACGTTCATAGTCTGGGGCTGTTCAGCCACAGTAGTTTTATTCCGATTTGCGAATCGGTCAAATAAGCCCATTGGGACTCAGCCCCTTTCTTAAAATTGTCCAAAGGTTTTTGCTATACGTTTGGATTCTGCGTCTTCGAATCCACCAACGATGCCAACACAAACAGGTCCGTGCTTATGCAGGCGAACGCTTTCCTTTTCAAGTTCAGATATGTAGTCATTGCCCATAGCCAACGACGAATA